CAAAGAAGAACCCGGCGATATCAATCATGGCTGAAGCTAGTTCTCAAATCAAAAGTTGTGCTGGCAATCTTGGTTTGACAGTTGATTCACGAATGAGGATTTTCTTGCCTAAGGAAGGGGAGAAGCCAAAAAGTATATTTGATCAGTTCGGATAAAAAGAGAGGGGATATGCGTGCTTGACTATAATCAAATACCTGAACAATACAAAGATGATACGTTTGCGTATGCTGTTCTCATAGTCGAACGAAAGATTGAATCTTGCAAAAAGGTATACGATGCATGTATACGGCACCTTCGTGATCTATTAAAGATTTCGAAAATGAGCTGGAAGTATGTTTTCAAGCCAGAAGAAGCAAAAAAAGCAATCGATTTTCTTGAAATGCTTCCGGACGTGAAAACAGGCAAGACTTATCCGTTAGCAAATTTTCAACGTTTTATTATTGGTAATATATATGGTTGGAGGCATAAGAAGGATAATGCGCTACGGCGCTTTAAACGTGCTTTTATCAGTGTTGCTCGGAAAAACGGGAAAACAATTCTGATTGCTGGGATTGTGTTATACGAGTTTCTTTTTGGAAAGAACCCAGCAATGTCTCGGCAAATATTTTGTACTGCAAATGCGAAAGACCAAGCCAAAATTGCTTTTGAGATGGCCAGAAAACAGCTGGATGCGTTACGTGCTAAGTTCGGTGAAATCAAAAAGGCGACAAAGCGTGTGCGAGATGAGTTAAAAAACTTGGGCGATGAGTCTTATGTAACCTATCTATCTAAAGAAACAGGAGCAATAGATGGATTTGAGCCGTATGTAGGTGTTTTCGATGAGTACGGAGCAAGTAAAACAAATGAAATGATGGAACTTATTGAATCTGGACAAGGTCAGCTTGATAATTCTCTGACGCTAATAATTTCTACAGCAAACTTTGATTTAAATGTGCCGATGTACACCGTAGAATATCCGAGGATGACAAGCATACTAGAAGGTGATCTAGAGGATGAAGAACAATTCGCTTATATTGCTGAGCAGGAATCACTTGATGAAATAGAAAATCCTGAAATGTACATTAAAAGTAATCCAATTCTAGTGGTTGATGCTTTGAAAGAAAAAATGATGAACTATCTTAAAAAGCGATGGAAAACTGCTAAAGAGACTGGTAACACAGTAAGGGTATTAGTCAAAAATTTTAACATGTGGATGCAGTCAAGCGAAGAGTCGTATTTATCGTCAGAGCATTGGAAAAAAGCACAGGTCGAAAAGCCTGATATTGGCGGTCGCAAAGCGTGGATCGGTGTAGATGTCGGCCGTTCAAGCGACTTGTTTAGTATTTCTTGGGCTATAAAAATGGAAGACTATTTTTTTGTAGATAGCTTTTCTTTTGTTGCAACCAAGTATGGACTAGCAACAAAAGAGAAACGTGACGGTATAAATTATACGGATCTGCAAGAAAAGGGAGAATGTAAAATTACGGATCTAGAAAGCGGTGTGATTGATTATGATGAAGCTTACGAGTGGTTAGAGAGCTTAATTCTTGAAAATGATCTAGATGTACAATGCATTGCTTACGATCCTCATCAGTATGGGCATATTTTGACGTCTATTGAAAAATATCATCCGGAATGGCTGCAAGTTGAAATTCGTCAAGGTACCTTAACTCTAAACATGCCGACAAAGCAGTTTAGAGATGATGTAATTGACAAGAAAGTCAGGCATAGCGGAAATCGTTTGCTGACTGCAGCTATTAATAATGCAATCACAAAGACAGACAATAACGGTATGCGCATAGATAAAAATAAAAATAGTAACAAGATTGATCCAATCGATGCTTTGTTAGACGCATATGCAGTCTGTTACACCGAATTTCAAGCAGATGGTTATTGGACTGATGAAAAAATACTCGAAGGGGATTTTGGATTCTAGGAGGTAGAGGATGACAAAATTAATGAAAATATTATTCAAAAACATTCATACGATTTGTTTGTTTCTTGCAGCTAGTTTTTTTGTATATGGGGCATTTTTATTACATCCAATTATAGGATGGATGACATTGGGAATGGTGTTTCTTATAACCGGCATAGTTATTAATAAAGAGCTAGGCTAGCTAAATTTATCAGAAGGGGGGTGATGACGTGGCTTTTTTTAAACCGCTAGGATCCAAAGAAGAGCAAATAAATGCGCTTATTTATGATGATCCTTCAACTTCGCAATCCTATACAGGCATACGAGCTTTGCGAAATTCCGATATATTGACAGCAGTGACGATTGTAGCTGGGGATATCGCCCGATTTCCACTCATTAAACAAGATCTCGATGGCGGGATTAATCAAGATGAGGATTTAAATTATTTGCTGAATGTGAAATCGACTAAAGAAGCGACGGCGCATGCATGGAAGTTCGCTATGGCTGTCAATGCGATCCTTTGCGGCAATGCTTATTCTAGAATTCTACGTGATCCAATAAGCAAAGAACCGTTGGAATTCGAATTTTATCCACCGTCTGCGGTCACGATTGAAACTGGAGATGATTATACTTCTCGATCCTATGTTTTCTATCCGCTGCAAGGGGATCGAGAAATCCGTTGTGATCCGGAGGACGTGATTCACTGGAAGTTTTTTAGCAGCGATACTGTGTACGGCCGATCACCATTGCTATCACTTCGAAACGAGATTAGTCTGCAAGAATCAGGTATTTCTACATTACTCAAATTCTTCCGAGATGGTTTTTCGAGCGGAATTCTAAAAATGCAAGGTGCAAAATTATCTGGCGAATCCAGAAAAGCCGTTCGTAAAGAATTTGAAGTATCACGAGAAGGATCAACAGGCGGAAGTCCAATCGTCATGGATTCAACTATGGACTATACACCACTTGAAATTGATACTAATGTTTTATCTTTGATCAATTCAAATAACTATTCAACTGCTCAGATTGCTAAATGTCTGAGGGTCCCGGCACATAAACTAGCAATCACAAATCCAAACCAGTCCGTCAAGCAACTAAATGACGATTATATTTTGAATGATCTGCCTTATTACTTTAATGCGATCACTTCTGAGTTTCAGTTGAAACTTTTGGATCAATCGGAACGCAAGAAATTTGTCTTAAGCTTTGATACAAGATCGGTTACCGGATTGATGCCTGAGGACGTGATGAGATTGTATAACGGCGGCTTAGTGACTGGTGATCAGGCGCTAAATTTGATGGGAATATCCGCAAGTGAAGATCCTGACATGCAGCGTCGCAAATTTAGCTTGAATTATGTTTGGTCTGATTTAGCTGAGAAGTATCAAATAGATCTGCAAAACAGACGAAAAAGAAAGGGGGAAGAATATGACGAACAAAACGGAGATCCGCCAGCGGACAACGAAACTGGAATTGAGGAAATTGGAGAATGAAGTCGAAGTCATCGAAGGTTATGCATTAAAATTCGATCGATGGTCCGATACTTTAGGGTGGTATTATCCTTTTCGTGAAAAGTTAGAGCGAGGATGTTTAGATGAAGCTGATATAAGCAATGTCGTTGCATTATTTAATCATAACCAGTCACAAATCTTAGGACGTACAGGGGCAAACCTCGACTTAGAAGTCGATAATATCGGTTTGAAATTCCGAATCAAACCCACTAATACGACTTTATCGAAAGACTTGATCGAGAATATCCGCGCTGGTGTGATCAATCAATGCTCTTTTGGCTTTACTATTCCTGATGAGGAAGAAGCTGAAGAATGGCGTGAAAACAAAGAAACAGGTATATACGAGCGGTTGATCAATAAAATCGATCGTCTCTACGATGTATCGGTGGTCACTACGCCAGCCTATCCAGACACTGAGGCAGTAGTAGGGGAAAGAAGCAAGCAGATCGTTGATGAACTGCGAAATCATCCGCAAAAACAGGAGGCGGACCGTATGTTGATCGATTTAGAAAAAGAAGAAATACTAAAAAATTTATAAATTCTAGTCACTCAACTTTGAGATGGCTATTTTTTATACCAAAAATAGGAGGATAACAAATGTTTGAAGAAAAAATCAAAGAATTGCGCGAAAAGATCACTGCCAACGAGGCTACAGAAAACCAGTTAGCTTCCGAAATTCGATCGCTATTACAAGGCGATGCGGGAGAAGAAAATGTTAAGGAGGCAAAAGCAAAAAAAGCAGAACGTGATGCTGCACAAGCTGAACTTGTTGAGTTACGTGAGACCTTGGCACTTTATGAAGAACAAAAAGATGGTAACACTAAACCCGTTGAAGGACGTAATCGCGAAACTTTGCGCGACCAAGAATACCGAGATGCATTGAATAGTTTTATCCGATCGAAAGGTGCAGAAACAGAAGGTCTGACAATGGTTGGAAAAGATGAAGCACTAGTACCTGAGAAGTTTTGGCGTGCGATCGACCCAA